CACAGTCGAGCGACCACTCGTTAACTGTGTGAGTCTACCGCGACCGAAACGGCTTAAACCTAAAGCCAAATTAAGTCAGGGAACCGGTGAGCTTCGAGCTCCACTTAATCTCAAAAGTCCTCTCGAGTTGAGAGGCAAGCAGTGTCAGTATGGGTTTGACTCGAAAGGGTATGCCCCACACGGCTTCGCCAGCAATAAGCATAATGAGGAACAGTCCCTCATTGCTCGTGTCCTTTGTGACACTCCTTATCCAACTGAGGATTTGACGGCGTGCATCGAATGGTGTAAGAAGAATTGGCGTAAAATCTTCCCATTCATGTATGAGGTTAAGAGTGTGAGCTTTGAGACGTATTTGGAGCGATCCAATGCATCACCGAGTGTGAAAAGAACTTTGCGTGCTTGTAAGGCTCGCATGGATGCCGATGGTATAAGCGAGGATAGTAAGCTTTCGAACCGACAGTTGTATCAGTATACTTACCGATCGTCGTTTGTGAAAGTAGAAAATGACTTGTACTCATCGCCTTATGGGCGTAAAGACAAGGCACCGCGATTAATACAAGGAGCTCAACCTGAGTTCATTTGTATCGTTGGTCCTTGGATTATGGCTCTACAGGACTTGTTGAAGCGTCGGTGGAATACTGACAATTTTATTTGCTTCACGAGTGGCGTCTCTGCTGAGAAGGCGGCAAATCACGTTATGGCTGGAAGGGGGCGATGGCTTGAGGATGACCTCGGCAAATTCGACTCATCTATCCGCGTAGCGTGGTGTGCGTATGAGGTGTGGTTGTGCGAGAAAATGGGCGCACCCCGGGCAGTCTTGGATCTCATGACTGCCAATATCTCGACTCACGGTTCGACACACCATGGTTGGCGTTACAAGTGTAGAGGCACTCGCAAGAGTGGTGATCCTTACACCTCGTTAATGAATTCTGTCGTTAACGGGCTGTCTCACTTGTATTTGTACTGTGTGTGGACCAACAAAACGGTTGACCAGGCGCGCTATTCGTTGCGTATGCTTGTGCAGGGCGATGATAATTGCATGCGCCATGCTGAGCGGACGTCGTTTCCTTGGCGCGAGGGTATGGCCGGTTTGGGTTTTGACAGCGAAGCAATTTATCGCAGTCACCCGAACGAAGTTGAATTCTGCTCATGCCGCCTTTACCTGGTGGAAGAGGGGTTTTGGGTCTTCGGGCCCAAGCCGGGCCGTGTCCTGGCGAAATTTGGGTATATTATTAACCCTCCCGCGAATGTGTCGCGCGAGTCAATGATGCGAGGAGTCGCACTTGGCTTGAAGAAGGGATGCTCATTTATTCCCCCTATTAATAGTGTGATTGAGAGGGTGCTACAGCTTACCCATGGCCATCAAGCCTGGTTTGAGCGCAAACAGTTTGCACCATTTGCCGAAGAGCCTCTCAAGCCTAAAGTCTACTATGCAACCAGTGTGGATGTCATGTTGAATCTGAACATGAATTACGACTGGGACTATGGGAAGCAAGCCCATTTTGATGCGCGTGTATCACAGTTGGAGTTGGGCGACAGTTTGGACAGTTATTCCGAGCTGTTGTTCGATCGTGACACGAGTGGACCTCAGACCATCTTTGGTGGTTGGGCGCCTCAACAGCGCCCTGAGCCCATTGTAGCTTAAGGGTTGATTGGCGCCAAGCGGCATGATCCGCTGGTGCGCTACG